GATTATAGAAAGTGAGTGGAAGGAGGTAAAACTATGAGAGATTTTTATGAACTGATAAACCAATATCCATGGACTACTATTTTTCTTGCTATTTTCATTTATGAAGTGATTAAATGTGTGATGTCTAATTTGAAAAAGAAATAGCCATGAGCAAACTATATAAAGTAACTATTTTCGGGGAATCATTCCTAATCGGGTGGTTCCCTTTCTCTTCACGCTGGTATAACAAGCTAAAGATAATCAAATGATAGTACGTCATTTTATAAGAGTTCCGGTTGGAAGTACTGTCTATTGCGACAATCAGCCGGTTAAAATACTAGAGAAAGGATATGCCCTTGCTCTATGTGATGTTAATGGGAAACGGGTATATATCACTTGCTATGATTTGGAAAAGAAACCATTCGTCAGCACGAATGGGGAAGAATGAAAAAGAGCCAACCCACGCACGACCATGAATCAGCTCTTCCTTACACGATTATGATGCAAATATACTATTTACTTTTAAAATAATCGTGTTATGGAACTGGATTTTAACAAAATAATTCGCCTTAAAAAGATTAGAATTGAGAAATCAGAACTTTCAGAGGAAGAAAACGCCTTGACCACCCCAATTTTGAAAGACAAAAGCCTTATCCATGAAATCTACAAAATATTCGTTGAGTTGCTGAATGAGAGAGGATGTCCACCGAATATTGACAGTGTTACCCAGCGGAAGAAGTTCATTTTCATTATCCTGTACCTGTTTTCTCCAAGTTCGCTTGCCGGTGGGAAAATGACAGCTGGGTTACGCGAAGAGATGTCAAGGGTACTTGGGGTTCAGTCCAAGAGTACAATTTCCGACAACTGCGCTGATGTCGTGTTTCTCTATCAGAACTATGGGGATTTCAGCGGGGATATAGAGTATCTTTACACCGAAATCGTAAATCGGTTGAAATTCAAAGGGCTAATCAATTAATGAGCCGGAGTTTAGTGATCCGGCTTTTGTTATGTGTACACGGTGTTAAAAGTAACAAATATGTTATTTCTTTCTTCATCTTTGCTTGTTTTATTGTAACAAATATGTTACTTTTGTAGTGTCAATTAAAAATGTTCTTTGATTTTATGAAGTATTCAGAGTTTTACAAATTGATTGAATCAGCTGGCTGGACAATCAAAAAGGGAAAGAAACATTATAAATATGTTCATCCCGACTTTGACTACTTTATTCCTGTTGGCAGACATCAGTCTCAAGAGATACCCAATGGTACTCTTGACAGTATGTTGAAAAAGGCAGGGTTAAAGAAGTGAAAGGACTGCACCCACTTCGGTGGGTGCTTTAATTGACGAATTTAAAATACACGATTATGAAGAAGATTAAGGCAATTATTGAAAAGGCGAATGATGGGGGTATTTCCGTATATTCGGAGGATGTGAACGGAGCGTACGGTTTTGGGCTTACAGAGCAGGAAGCGAAAGATGATTTTATGTCCGTACTTGAAGAGCAGGCTGAATATTATAAAGAAAAACATGGAGACTTTCCTGTGTGGTATAAGTCTGGGTATTCTGTTGATTACGTATATGATTTAAGCGGATTCTTCGAGGCATTTCCTTTCATAAATGCCAGTAAGTTTGCAAAGGAAATTGGCATGAATGAATCTGTCATGCGGAAATATAAGGGAAAGATTGTAACTGCTTCCGATAAACAAAGAGCTCTTATACAAGAGAGATATAATAATCTTCTCAGAAGAATGGAAGCTGTCAGATTCTGATATTCTAGCCGTGAGGCTCTGATATAAAATTAAGAACTAATTGACAACAGAAGGCGCATCGTTTTGGTGCGCCTTTATTGCTTTTAATGAGGTTATCAATGAGTAAGCCGGAGTTTAATGCTTTGGCTTATCTAAATCAATAGTAGTGACTTTATCTTGCTCAGTTATATGAAGCTCTGATTTCATCCAAGTATGCAACTTGGGGTTATTATTGTAAGGTCTAATAGCTGTGAATATAGATGCAACTGTTGGGTATTTACTTAAAACAGCTCCAAATGCGCTAATAATACACTTCATATCTGAGCCGGAATTTAGGATAATAATGTCGTTGGAATTTTTATTTCTGACAATGTAGATTTCGGTATTCCAATCCCCCTTATTAACAGTTTCTATAACTTCGACTTCCGATTCTATTTCTTTGAGTTTTTCGTGAATAAATTTAGATTTACCCGAACCTTTTTCACCCTGGATTAATGTAATTTGTCTCATTTATATCTCCTTTCTTATTTTTAGTTTTTCGTTCTAACTCTCCTTTTCTGATTACGCAAATAGCATTCTCATAAGGTTCTTCCGTCTTTTGCCAGTAGTTCAGAAGTGACTGCCGGGCAATTCCAAGTTCTTGACTTGAAAATACATCATAGATGGCAGCAGGTGAAGCAAAGTACCTATGCTTACCAGTTGCTTTCATTTCTACGTGTATAACTCTTCTTTTATCTTCCTTTTCCATGATGCAAATATACTTATATAATTATTATATGTTACATAAAATAATACTTTTATAATTTATTAACTATATAAATAGTATTATTTGTTACATAATATACTATCTTTGCATCATCAGAAACGAAGTAATAACAATTAAAAGATATACGATAATGAAAGCAAAGAATATCATCAGAGAAGTAAGTTACAAAGGTCACATAATAACAGTGTTTGAAGATGGCTTTCATCAAGAATTTGTAATCATAGATAATGACGAATCAAAGCTGTATGATAGCATTGCAGATGCAAAGAGAGTTATTAGAGGCGAGCAACCTTATTACGAAATAAACTGAGTTTAACCAGCAGGGCGAAAGCCCTGCGCAATATAGAAGATTATGAAACGGTATTATTTAGAGCTTAACGGTGTATTTGTGAAAGATTCTAATTCTCTTAAAATCATAACAAGACATTATGAAAATTACCGTAAAAAGTATAAAGACGGTTTAATAGGTGTCTATGACAAACAAACAGGTGAATATATATTTTGATTATTTTAAGTCCTAATCCGGTAGCTTTCGGGCACCACAATATACACGATTATGAAAGCGGATTTAGTTTTAGTTATCAGCCCTGAAGCCCCACTGATGAAGCAACTGGGCAAGGTATTGGGTAAGATGGTAACCCCTTATGACTTCTCTACTATAGAGAGGGGTGAAAAGTACATCACCATACAGCATGATGAAACAGGGCTTGTAGTGGCTTATACGAGTGAAGAAAGATTGAATGTGAAACGATAAATATAGATTGACATGGTAACACCGAAAGAAATTATTGAATTGATAGAGAGTTTACCTAATTCAGAATACCACATATACACAGACGAAAGAGGTGTGACAGTGACTTCTGAATGGCTTGTTGGCAACTTTGCGGGTATGGGATTTGTGGCAGCTACGAAAGAGGATGCAGCACAACGGTTGATTGACTATCTTGACAGACATATTAAGCATGATTCAATAGTGGGTGATATTGTTTGTAAAAGTGGCTATCCTGACTTAAAGAGAGTGAAAGAATATTGCAATAACACTTTTATAGATTAGCTTATGAACTCAATAAACAAAAACGGTTGCAGCGTATGTCAACCCGGTAAAGAGAATTACACTACCTACAACACCAGGTTGAGAGGTAAAAGAGTGAGAATGTACCAGTACGACTACCGTACTGAAAGCGGTGAGTTGTTTTCTTGCTGTGCGCCTACCTTAGAGGCGTGTAGAGAAAGACGGGATAAATGGCTTAGTTCACGACAATAAGCCAATTGTCGTGTATAACGATTGAAGATATTTCGTTATCTTTGGTTGTGGTAGTACCTTTGGGGTACTATCTTTTATGTATAAATTTTATAACGATATAGTGATATGAAGATTAATTATAATGGTCAAGAGATAGAAGCGTATTCGCTCATAATGACAAAAGAAAACGCTTTAGATATTTTGAATGGTAAAAAGAGCATAGAAACACGTATGCTTAGCGCCAAATATGAGAAGATGTTCACGGACTTTGCGCAAGTTGACGAAAACGAGAAATTTAGAAAAGCTGGACGCGAGCAAGAATGTCAACCTATTTTAAGGACTGATATAGAAGCTATTCATTTTTATAGTACTGGTGCACCATGGACACTTGATGTCGCCATTGATGAAATTGGTATAGGCGAAATAACAGAAGAAGGAATAAAGTTCATGCACGATGAATTTGATTTTCATGATTTCGATGAACAGCTAGAAGATTTCAAGAAAAATCCGCCCGAAGAAGTGCCATTGTTCTATTATTTACATATCTGTGAGATTATTCATCATGATGGATTGAAATAATATAAGCCACTTCGGTGGCTTTACTTATTGGTAAAAAGATTGTTTAATTTAAAATTTAAGATTATGGGAGAAACTTACGCAACTGATGCGAGCGGTAATAAATATCGCACTCGAAAAGACTATGAAGCTGGTCGTTTTCAATCTATGGGTAGAAATGCAGCCCAAAGAGCGAGAATTAATCGTAAGGTAGGTGGTAGGATTGCTTGATGATGAAAAAGGCAATAGATATAATAAAAACTATCGCCGAAAGGACTGACAGGGTTATATTGTTTCACTCGGCATCGGGTAAAGACAGTATAGCCCTTTTAGACCTTATTTCACCATACTTTAAAGAAATTGTATGCGTTTATATGTACGTTGTTAAAGACTTATCTCATATTAACCGTTATATAAACTATGCTTGTAATAAATATCCAAATGTTAAGTATGTGCAGATTCCTCATTTTGCAGTTTATTCCTATAGACGCATTGGGTATATGGGATGCGAGAAAAATGAGAAACAGAAACTTTACAGCATGGCTCAGCTTACAGATATAGTAAGGGAGAAATACAATATTGAGTGGGCTTTCTTCGGCTTTAAGCAATCCGATTCAATGAACAGGCGTTTGATGCTACGTACATACGACATGAACGGAATTAATGAAGCGCAAAAGAAGTGTTATCCATTGTCTGAATACAAAAATAAAGACGTCATGGATTATATTAGCAGGGCTGGTTTAATCAAACCGGAATCATACGATTCCAAGCATCAATCATCCGGAACGGACATAACGGATATTAACTACCTTCTTTTTCTTCGTAATAGATTTCCGGGTGATTTGCAGAAAGTTATAAATGAATACCCTTTGGTGGAACGAAAACTATTTGAATACGATTATGAAAGAACTAAAGCAAAGTGAGACAAGAATTATAAAGCGCTCCAAAATAAATCTGAATCCGATTAATCCTAAAAGGCATTCTGATGAGAGGGTAAAACTGCAAAAGAAGAACTTGCAAAAAGTGGGTTTCCTCGGCGGTATCGTATGGAATGAGAAATCGGGAAATCTTATAGACGGGCATCGCAGGATAAAAGCAATGGATTTGCATTATAAATACGATGGTACTTCCAGCACGGATTACAATGTTAAGGTTGAGGTCGTAAATCTGGATGATAAGGCTGAGAAGGAACAGCTTACATACATGGCCGTGGGAAATACTAAACCAGATATTGATTTGATAGCTGATTACATTAATGATATTGATTACTCCGATGTCGGTTTGAGTGAAGCTGAACTTAATGATATTCTATCCATAAGTGGTATTGATGATATTAGATTGTCTGATTCTTTAGATAATTTGCTATCTTCCCCGGTGAAAGAATCAAAGCGTCTTGATAGAACAGATGAAGAAAAGAAAGCTCACATGAAAGAGGTTAAGCAACAGGTTAAGGCAGTGGCTAAGGAACGCCAACTCAATGAAGAAGCTTACATAATGCTTTCGTTCTCCTCCTACGAAGCTAAGGCTGATTTTTGTGACCTGCTTGGTATAAGTACAGATGATAAGTTCGCTAAAGGGGAAGGTGTTTTAAAACTGATTGAATAAGTATGGCAAAGCCGAAGTTTGATTTTGATGATGAACAGAACCTAATCCGTATTGAGGGTTGGGCACGTGATGGTTTGGACGATAAGCAAATCGCAGCAAACATCGGCTACAGTGAAGCGCATTTCTCTGTGTTGAAAGGTAAATTGCCTAAATTATCTAAAGCATTAAAAAATGGGCGTGCGCCCATTGATTTTGCCATTGAAAGCAAGATTTATCGTAAGGCTATGGGGATGAAGGTAAAAGTTCAACAGGCTATTAAGGTGAAAGATGTGTTTTTCGATGAAGAAGGTCGCAGATGCGAGAAAGAACGGGTAGAGATTGTGGAATTAGACCAAGAAGTACCACCTGATACAACAGCTGGTATTTTCTGGCTCAAAAACCGTAAGCCCGAACAATGGAATAGACCGGCTCCAAGAGCTGAAGATGATGCAGATATTCCAACAGACATAGAGCATGGCATCAACATTGATTCTTGGATTAAAGACAAGCTGAAATGATAGTATCTCAAGAAATTTACCATCCATTATACGAGGATAAGGAAAAATTTATAATTCTTATTACCGGTGGGCGTGGTTCGGGAAAGTCTTTCAATGCTTCTACCTTTATTGAGCGGTTGACTTTTGAAATGACTCCCGTAGAGAAAATAGTTCATCAGATTCTTTACACCCGTTACACGATGGTTTCTGCCGGTATGTCTATCATCCCCGAAATGATGGAGAAGATAGATTTGGACGGTACCACGAAATATTTCAAGACCACAAAGACGGACATAGTCAATAAGATGACTAAGAGCCGTATCATGTTTCGGGGTATCAAGACTTCTTCCGGAAACCAGACAGCAAAACTGAAATCCATTCAAGGCATTACGACTTTTGTCTGCGATGAAGCGGAAGAGTGGACAAGCGAAGATGAGTTCGACAAGATAATGCTCTCCATTCGCAAGAAGGGTATTCAGAACCGGATTATCATTATAATGAACCCATGTGATTCCAATCACTTCATCTACAAGAAATACATTGAGAAAACTCACAAGCTGGTAGAGATTGACGGTGTGCAGGTTCAGATTTCCACTCATCCGAATGTGCTCCATATCCATACTACGTATTTTGATAACTTGGATAACCTTTCTCCTGAGTTCCTGAAAGAGGTGGAAGATATGAAGGTGAGTAATCCTGAAAAGTATGCTCATGTGGTTATCGGCCGGTGGGCTGACGTTGCAGAAGGTGCTGTGTTCAAGAAGTGGGGAATTGTTGACGAGTTCCCGGCTTGGGCAAAGAAAATTGCTTTCGGGCAAGACTTCGGTTATACGCATGACCCGTCTGCTTCCATTCGTTGTGGTATCGTTGATAACGCCCTTTACTTGGATGAAGTGGATTACCGTACTGGATTGCTTTCTTCTGACATCATCAAGACTCTTCGCCCGTGGGGATTGAAAGTCATTGCTGACAGCGCAGACCCACGTTTGATTCAAGAGATACACAACGGAGGAATCAAGATATATGCCGTAGAGAAAGGTGCAGGCTCTATCAATGCCGGAATTGACAAAATGAAAGATATGGAGATTTATATAACCAAACGCTCGTACAACTTGCAAAGCGAGTTCAGAAAGTATGTTTGGGCAAAGGATAAGGACGGGAACTATATCAACGAACCGGAAGACCATGACAATCACTGTTTCGTAGGAGAGACTCTTGTAATGACAAGCGTAGGGAATAAGCGAATTGATAAGATTAGAAAGGGTGATTATGTACTCACATCAAACGGTTTTAGAAAGGTTAACAAATTCTTTGATAATGGATGTAGAAAGATATTGCATACTCGGTTGGTTTTTAGTAACTTTATAGTTGAAATAAAGGCAACGCCTGAACATAAATTTAAAACTATAAATGGATGGAAGCAATTACAAGAACTGACGAAAGGGGACGTACTCTATACGTGCAAGTCTTTAATGGCAAAGAATACAAATTATATGCCGGAGAACGTTATTTCTCCCGTGGAACTAAACGACTACATCGTGAAGTGTGGAAATTCTATAATGGGCAAATACCTAAAGGGTATCATGTTCACCATAAAGATGAAAACACTTGGAATAATGATATATCCAATCTTGAACTTGTTGAGATGCACGCACATTTACGGCATCACGCAGAAGAGCAAAGTAGAGATAATGAACTGCTTGCATGGAGAAGAGAGAATATTGCCAAAGCAAGCCAACTTGCCGTTGAATGGCACAAATCAGAGGAGGGAAGGAAATGGCATAGCAAAAAAGCAAAAGAGCAATTTGCAAATGCAAAGCCGGAAACCTTCATTTGTGAATGGTGTGGAAAAGAGTTCTCTGCCATTTCAAACGGAAATAATAAGTTTTGCTCAAACAAATGCAAAACAGCCTATCGGTATCATTCAGGGACTGATAACGAAAAGAGGAAATGCAAATGGTGCGGCAATGAATTTGTTGCAAACAAATACAGCAAGACCGAATTTTGTTGTAGGAGATGTAGCGGACAATATTCTGCAAGCGTCAGAGCTGAAAGAGATAGAGATAGTAAAGGAAGATATATGTAACGTTTATGATATAGAAGTTGAAGATATGCACGAGTTCTTCGCTAATGGGGTTCTCGTGCATAATTGTATAGATGCTGTACGTTACTATGTATTGGGTGAGCTTCTTGGTAAGATTCAGAAGCCGAAAGATTTAACAGGAATATTCACACATTAAAAATATAAACTATGCCATTGAATTTAGAAGAAATATTAGCATTGCCTGACATCGGGCAGAAGATAAACTACCTGAAGAAAGGTAGGAAGACTGAACTTCCCGACCGTTGCAAACTTTGGGATGATTGGAATCCGGAACGCCACGAAATCATTGTGGATAAAGAAAAGTATCCGGACAGAAAAGTACTTGATAAGGAATCCGAAAAAGTTTTCGATGAAAAAACGGGTAAGACTTATGAAATCGAAGCAAAGTATAAGACTGAACCGGTGAACCGTATCTCCATTCCATTGGAACAGGATATCGTGAACATCCAAACTGCTTTTACAGTCGGCACAGAACCGTCTATGGATTGCACTCCAACTGATGATGATGAAAAGAAGCTGCTGGATGCGGTAAAGGCTGTATTTAAATCCAACAAAATCAAATACCAAAACAAGAAGATTGTCCGTGCCTGGCTCTCCGAACAAGAAGCGGCAGAATATTGGTATGTTACCGATGATGATTCGTTTTGGGCAAAGTTTTGGAAGAAAGTTAAGACTACGTTCGGTGGCAAGGTCAAGCCCACCAAGAAACTGAAAAGCGTGTTATGGTCTCCATTCAGAGGTGATAAGCTATACCCGTTCTTTAACGACGAAGGTAAAATGATTGCTTTCTCACGTGAGTATAAAAAGAAGCTCATGGATGATTCGGAGGTCATCTGCTTTATGACTATCACGGACAAAATGGTTTATCAATGGGATTTGTCTAAAGGATATGAAGAAAGAACTCCTTTTGCTCATGGATTCCCAAAACTACCGGTTCTCTATGCTTATCGTCCTGAATCTTATTGCAAGAAGATAAAGACATTCCGTGTCCGGCTGGAAAAACTGTTATCTAATTATGCTGATTGTATAGACTACCATTTCTTCCCACTGCTGAAGCTAATTGGAGATGTAGAGGGTTTCATGGGTAAGGTTAAGGATAGAATGGTCAAACTTACAGGTGAAGGTGCGGATGCCCAGTATCTGACGTGGAACCAAGCAAATGATACCGTAAAATTTGAGGTAGAAACCCTCTTTGAGAAAGCATATTCTATGACGAATACACCACAAATCAGTTTTGAAAAGTTGAGCGGTGCTGGAAATGCCTTGTCCGGAGTGGCTTTCGATTACGTGTTTCTTTCGACACATTTGCAAGTTCAAAATCATGCCGAGGTGATAGGTGAGTTCTTGCAAAGGCGTGTGAACTTCATAGTCTCTGCTTTAGGCTCTATAAATCCATCTGAATTTAACAAAGCATCTGAAACGATAGATATTAGTACAGAAGTTGTTCCGTATCGCCTTGACAATTTAGAAGATAAAGTCAATGTAGCTGTAAAAGCTGTATCGGGTGGTGTATGGTCGCAACGACATGGAGTAATGTTCGCTGGAAATATTGACCGCATCGAAGAAGAAATCGCAGAGATAAAAGAAGAACAAGAAGAAAAAAGAAACGCTGAAATGCAGAAACAAAGCATAAAGAAAGGGGAGTGAAATCACTCCTCTTTGTATCTCCATTGATAGCCCTTGTGCTTCTTTATTTTCCCATTACAGCACATTGAAATGCCCGAATGGTGCGCACCAGTTGCGCGTGTCGCTTCATTCAAACTATCAAATGAATTTATAATTTTGCCGTCTTTTAATTGTAGAACAGCTCGTGAATTATGGTGGTTTTTGCCAGTCTTTTGCTTTCTACCAAGAACCCTATATGCGTGTAGTAAGTTTTCACCATCAGTAACCCATTCAAGATTAGTAACGCAATTATTGGTTTTATCACCGTCTATGTGGTTTACTTGTGGTAGGTTTTGCGGATTAGGTATAAAAGCATTTGCGACCAAGCGATGAACTTTAAATATGCGCTTTCTGCACCATACATTCAAATACCCCTTTTTGCTTTTTATGGGTATTAAAATGCGTCCATCTCTAAACCAATATCCTTTACCGTTCCAGCATTTCTTTGGCAAGGATTTTACCCTACCTAAATTTGATACTTGATAATCGTCTTCGTACCCTTCAATGTCTTTCCAAATTTCGTCCATACTTATTTCATTTAAGAGTGAATAATAAAGGCAGCCTTTAAAGTCGTGCAAAGACTGCCTTTGGATAATCGTGTTAAGAACTACACTGCAAGCATATCAATACACGCAGCATGGTGATTCACGCCCCTATAATGCTGAGAAAACTCTCTAAATTGGTCTAACAACCCCATCTGTATGATAAAAGAATATAATTCATTCTTAGCTTCTTTCTCAATATCAAACCGCTTTTGTACTTCACTTAAAAAGTCGCTGAATACTGGCATTGAATGTGTATTTGAGCATTCAATCTCAACTGTTGCCATACTTTTCTTTTTCATTGTCATGCGATTTTAATAAGGTTACACTTCTTGAAACATCTGTATTCTTCTTTCTCTGTGTCCCAATACACTTGCAGATTATCATTCGGCTTTCTGCCAGTACCTTTCGTTTCACCGATAAGATTCTCTTTGAGAGTACCAAAGGCTTGACGTAACGTGCCGTCTGTCTTTTTGAAGTAGAACTCTACTATCTTTACTTTCAAAGCCGCTTTCAGCTTCAAATTAGCCCATGCGCATTTTAACGCTTCACTCATTGAATAACCGTTCTTGCGAACAAACTGCCATGCTAAACTCATTACCTCTTTCATCTGACTTTTAAATTTTGTGCTCATACTCTTATATGTTTTAAATTATACTTTTAGTTATCATTTTGATATTGCAAAGCAAACTATGAGTATTCAATTGGCAAAATATAGATAGTTAATAAATTATAAAAAGAATACTTTTAGTTGTCTTATTTAGCTAATATGAAAACTTTGAGTAACTTTGCCATAAATAATGGGAGTAAACTAAATATATACATATATGAGATTTAGAATTTTAGAACTATGTAAAGAGGCAGGAATCAATCAAACTGAACTCGCTGAAAAAATAGGCTTGTCACGAGTTGGGCTATCAAAAGCAATTAATGGCAACCCCACTATTGGTACATTGGAAAAAATCGCCGATGCTTTGGGTGTCCCAGTAACTGAACTATTTGAAAAGTCAAACACCGGAGATATAGTAGGCTTCGTGAAGATAGGAGATACCGTGCATGAGGTAAAGTCTGCGGAAGATGTTAAGGATTTAGCTGAAAGGTTATGATTATGGAGACAACTACAAAATACGACACTATTATCAATTTCTTTTTAGATAATTGGATTATAGCTACCATTGTTGTAGCAGCTATAATAATAGGGTTTATTCCTTCATTAAGAGATGGAATAAAACAGATTTATGACTTAATAAAGGAAGCCTTCAAAAAAGAAGCCTTCAAAAAAGAAGCCTTCAAAAAAGAAGAATTTGTAATTAAATATAAAGATGAGACAATAACTTTTGAAATAATGCTTCGAAGCCAACATTTTGATATTGTTAAAATCCATGCAATAACACATGTTTTGGGAGTACATTCTGAAAGAGAATGGATAAATAAATACTATCCTGATTATAGTTGGGGCATGCAAAAGCTGAGAAATATAACATTGGACGGGAATAAATCAATACCTTTTGATATAATATGTATATCGAAAGGGAATAACCATAAGGAGATTTATTTTGACCTAAGTGATTTTTTTAACGAATCAGGATGTACTTCTTCTGATATAAATAAGTTTGCAGAGGGGAAAATTAAAGAGATATATAATAGGAAAAATTAATACATGTAGAAGAGGAACTTGCAGAAATCAAAGAGGAACAAGCAGCAAAGAATGAGCAAATCGGAGATAAGGGAAAGAAAAACGCCTCTTAGTTAGAAAAATTACGGGACTTATAGTTTTAGTATAAGAAAAATAGTTAGCGGTGGCTTCAAAGAGTTGCCGCTATTTTTTTTTGCTCTTTTAAATTATAAATATTAGAATATAATTTTGAATTATAGAATTATATATGTATTTTTGTCACACGATAATTGAGTAACCAATGAGAATATTTACCGAACAAGCATTAAAAGAATATGCAGAGAACCATCCCGATTCAAAGGTCGCTTTGCAAGAATGGACTACCATTGTGAAAAGAAGCAAGTGGACCTGTTTTGCCGATATTAAGAAAACGTTTAATAGCGTTGATAGTGTAGGTAATCAACACTATGTTTTCAATATCAAAGGCAATAACTATCGTTTGGTAGTAGTGATTAAATTCACTATTCAGTTTGTGTATATTCGCTTTATTGGTACTCATAAAGAATATGATAAAATAGATTGCGCTAATATTTAGGATTATGACAAAGATAGAAAATCAAGCCCAATATGAATGGGCGGTGAAAAGAGTAGAGGAACTTCTTCCATTAGTGAAAGATGATACTCCTTTGAATGACCCAAATAGCATAGAATTGGAGCTTCTTTCTAATTTGGTTGCTGATTATTCCGAAGAACATTTTGCATTGGGAGAACCAACACTTGTGGATGTTCTTAAACTTCGTATGTACGAAATGGGGCTTAATCAAAAATCACTTGCAAAGTTGGTTGGTGTCAGCCCATCACGATTAAGTGATTATATATCTGGTAAATGTGAACCAACCTTGAAAGTTGCTCGTGAGATAAGCCGGAAGCTAAATATTGATGCAAATATAGTGTTGGGAGTATAAGTATAAGTTTTTGTCGTGATATATTTTAGGCGTGATTCATTCGGTTTCACGCCTTTTTTTATACCATTTTACGACAATCGTTTTATTGTCGTGTATCACCTATCTGATAATTTTTCACCTTCTTTATAAATAACGAAATTTACCGTAGAAATTTATAAATCAAATTCATACGGTATGACAATCTTAGAACAAATCTTAGCAGGGCTACAACAGAAATTCGCTGGGGTGGACACTGCTATTCTTACCCGCATTGCCACCAAAAAGGCAGAGGGTGTAACGGACGAGACAAAAGTAAACTCCATTGTTGAGGGTATCAGTTTTTCGGACGTGCTTAATTCCTATGGTGATTTCCGTGCCGGGGATGCTTCAAAAACGGCAGTGACTAACTACGAGAAGAGGCATAACCTTAAAGACGGTAAGCCAATCGAGACTATCACAACCACCAAAACGGAAGAGAATAAAGACGATGTGCCTGCATGGGCGCAAGCTTTAATTGACTCCAACAAGAACCTTTCTGATAAGCTAACACAGTTAGAAACGGAAAAGACTCAAGCAACACGTAGCCAGCAGATTTTGGCAAAGGCAAAGGAGTATGGTATTCCCGAAAACTACGCCAAACGATGCGCCATTAAGGACGATGAGGACTTGGACGCATACTTCAAGGACTTGAAGCAGGAGTTTGCGAATGACGGCTTTAAGGGTGTAGTTCCTCCAGATACAGCAAAAAAAGAACTGGAGAATGAGACTCAGGCGTTTGCGAAAATGATTGCAGACGACACTAAAGAAATTGTAGAACAACAAAAACAGTGATTTTATGGCAGCAGGATTTAAGTATAATCTTGAACCGGAAGTTGAGCAGGAAGAACGCTACGACGTAGAAACCGGACGCAGACGCAGAGGTCCGTATAAGTTGGACACAACCAACCTCGTTGTCGGCTCGTACTTGCCCTCATTCACACCGATTGCAGCTGACTTGGTGAAGAAAACATCCCAAGTGGCTATCCGTGTGGAAGTATATGAGAAGTTTACGACAGGCTCCAATACCACATTGAAAATCAAGAAACGTTCTTTGGCTTACAAAGGTATGCACTTGGGTAACGGTGCGCATGGAGCGACAATCAACGCTATTGACAAGGCTGACAAAGCTTTTGATAAGCTGACGTTAGCGGCAGACTTTGGAGAAAATCTAGAAGCTGGAACAGTTCTTTACGAAGCGACAGCCGCAGATGGTACAACGCCCAAAGTTATCGCAAATTCAGCTCTGTATGAAAGGAAGCAGGTAGAGGATGGCATAGTATTGGTTTCCCTTTTGATGCGTGCGTTTGAAATCGAACCGACCAAGCTGGTAATGCCTTTCGCAGATATTGACAAGGCGAATATGCCGCACTTCCAGTTTAATGCTCAGGATGTCAAACAAGAAAAAGACACTGTATCAATTCCTAAGGCTTCTTCCAGTCGGGACGGATTGATGAGCAAGGAAGATAAAGCCAAATTGGATGGGGTTGCAGCACAAGCTAACAAGTATACTTTAACAGCAGCTACGACTTCTGCTCTTGGAGGTGTAAAGCAGGCAGCCAAAGTGAATGATGCATCTGGTACGGTGTCGGTAGAAAACTTTAACGGATTATTGACAGCGTTGAAAAACGCAGGTATAATGGCAAAATAAAGAAAGGAGGACTAATATATGATGCTAACTATTCATACATTGTTTAATGACCCGAACATTGTAAATGCAGTGATTCAGCGTGTCCTCAAGACAAGAAAGGACACAATTTATTGGCAGCAGTATTTGGGCTTCCGTAGGACTACTACTCGTGTATTTAAAGACTACATCGGTCAGGTTACTGGCGTGATGGCTGGTTCCATCAACTCCCGTTATGGCGAAAAGCCTATCCGTGAACGCAGGAATATCGGTTCCGGATATGGTGAGATTGCCTATTTGGGTGACCGCTATCAAATCTCAATCGACCGTTTGTCTGACTTGCAGGACTTGATAGATAAGTATAATGCCGCCAAACCGGAAGACCAGAAAGCAGCCATGCGTGACATCGTGGACTTCATCTATGACGATTACCGTCAGGTATTGCTGGCACCGCACAAGCGTATGGACATTATCGTAGGCTCTCTGTTGATGACTGGAGCAGCAAGCGTGAAGAACAAGGACGACAATGCCGGAGGAATTGACTTATTGAACATCGACTTGCCGTTTAAGTTTATCAAGCCGGACACAGAGGATAAAGACTATTTCGTCACTTACTTGCAGCAGAAACTGAATGAGCTGAAATCTATTTACGGCACATTCCCCAAGATGATTATGAGCCGTGGCACATTCATCAAGAATATTATCGGTTCAAGTGAATTTGGAGATAAGTTCAAAATGCAGCTTACAGGCAATGAAATGTATATGTCTACCGGGCTTATCACCTCGCAACTGGCTTCTACCATTTTTACAGGTATCGGACTTCCGGCTATTGAAATCAAGGAAGATTATGTGGTAGACCAAACAGGTAAGAATATCCCCATTTATGCAGATGGTCGTATTTCCCTGCTTCCGCAGGATAAAATCGGTTATATGCGCTTCCACACTCCTTATGAAGCTGTGGATGGTGTACCGGGACGTAATTACACTCAGGCAGATGGCGATATGCTGATTTCAGGTTACAAGGACGGCAATGGTCGCTATCTGGAATACACAGCCGAATGGATTCCGCAGATTGCGAACCCGAACCTGATTGTGAACTTCGATTTGAGTGAGATGAACGCATGACAGTAAACGATTATATATTACAGAAGTTTCAGACCTTCGGCGTTAACTTGTCGGAGGCTGACCTTTTCGATATATGTCTGAACGCAAAGATAAGCGGAGGGGGTGAGATGAACGAGGATTGCCAAACACGGGTGTCGGTGGCAATTGCGAAGTTCATCCCCTCTCTATTGCTTCGTGCCACTTCCATCAGCGAAAGCGGTTTTTCTATGTCTTGGAACATTCAAGGCATTAAGGATTACTATTCATTTCTGTGCAAGCGGTACGGTTTGAAAGACGAATTGAGTGATAAGCCTAAAGTGACTTTCTTATGATATTCGCCCCACACATATTGCAGGTAAAAGTTATCACCCCAATGGATAAGGATGAGTTTGGCAGACCTATTCCCGGAACAGGTGGTGAAAGCTGGCAGGAGGTGTGCAAATGCCGTTGTGATGATAACACTACCAAAGAGTTTTCATCTGATAACGGCTCTGTGTATCGTCCGAATTATCATGTGGTATGCGAGAAGAGAATTACTGTCAAGGCTGGTGATGAAGTACGTTGCATGGATGGTGATAGCGTAAGAGGTCAAGGCGAAGTCTACACGGTAAAGAGTACAAACTACTTTAACTACTCGGAATTATGGATGTAGATTTCGATTTCTCAGATGTCGACTCCTTTTTCGATGAAGGAGAATGGGAGGTCGAAAAGAAGATGATTGATGTAGGCGATGAAGCCGTGAAGTACGCAGAGGAACATGGGGATTATCAAGACCATACACTCACTTTGAGAACGTCCAATGATTACGATGTCGATAAAGACGGTTTGACATTGAAAAACGAAGCGGAATACGCATCATTCGTAGAATCTAAAGGGTATGATGTTTTGAGTAGTGCTGCTTTATATGCGGAGAAACGATTAAAAGAAGAATTTGAAAAATGAAAAAGTACATTGGAACAAAACAGATTGAAGCAGAACCTATGACATTGGGTGAAGCTTGCAGTAAAGGCTTGGTAAAAAGTGAAATAGAAGAGAATGAGTCTTATAAACTAGGATATCACACTCGTACTGAATATGGCTATGAAAGTTGGTCACCCAAAAAACTGTTTGAAGAATCATATCGAGAAGTCAAGGAAGAAACTCCTATCTGTTTCGGTGATGCTATCGAAGTGTTAAAACAAGGTGGGGCTGTTCGTAGAAGTGGTTGGAACGGTAAAGGTTTGATGGTATTCAAACAAGTGCCAGCTCATATCGAAAGCGACATCATCCCTAAGATGCAATCGCTTCCCCAATCGGCAAAAGACCTTATTCTGAAAGGTAAGGGATTTATTGACTATACAAGCCAGTGTCTTATCTACAACGAGAATACCGGACGCGCTGATTCATGGGTTCCGTCTATCAGTGATGTATTTGCAGAAGATTGGGAGATTGTGGAATGATAGTAACTACCGACATAGGAAACATTCTCTATCGGGACTGCAAGGCTTTCGGAATAGATATAGTGCCTGATGGTGAAACGTTGACGGGTGAATTGAAGTCCGAAAGGATTGTCATCCACACGAAGAAACAACAGCCGGGAAAGTATTGGAAGAAATCTTTCGCAGAAGTGAATCTATGTGTACCCAATTTAAGCGAGAATGAAGCGAACACAATCCGGCTTAACGAACTTGAAAGAAAGGCTGGCAAGCTGCTTGATGATGTAGTAAGCACCTATGACGGTACAACCTATCGTTACTCTATCGAATCAATTGGCGCGGAAGCGGATGCAGCTTTGAAATGCCATTACGTGAATGTGAGAATTTTATTTGAAGTAATAAATGTAAAACTATAAGATTATGATTTCAGCAGTAGGAATAAAAAGAATCTTGTTTGCCGACATTGATAAGGTAACGGCAGACATTACCCCCGAAATCGCAAAGACTTTGATTCAAGCCGCTATCAAAGCGAAAGATGAGGTTTTGAATGTACACGGGGAAACGTGGCAGATTGAGGAAACGGAAGCCTCTGTCACCGGGTACAAGAACCAATTAACGGGAAAGAATTACCGTTACGATGATGTGCCGGGAGAAGTATCGCCCGCTTTCTCTATCGGACAATATGACTGGAAGACCAAGAAAGCGTTCATGGGTGGCGATGTTATTCAGGCAACATCTAAAGATGTAGGTTGGAAGCGTGCTTTGGATAAAGTTATTATCAACAAAGCATTGTTCTGTCTGACCGATGATGATGTCTGGTTCATCTTCCCAAAATGCCGTATTGTTTCCCGTGAAGCCAATACGGATAAGGCAATTGCAATCGCTGTAAAAGGCTTGGTGCAGGAACCGGGAATCGAAGGTGTTTCTTCTGAGTATAACTATGAAGAAGGGCAGATTAAAGCTTTGCAGGCATGAACTACAGTAACCATTGTACCTACTCCTTCCGATGCGACCGTAAAGCTGGACGGTGCAACGGTCAAGTCAAAGCAGGTGAATGCTGGGGCTACCGTTCACTATGAAGTGTCGAAAGTGGGGTACGTCACTCAGTCAGGAGATATTAAAACCACTCCTTCTGAAGTTGATACCACTCTTAAAAAAGAGATAACATTGGTAAAAGCACAAGAGTGATAACCGGGGGATGGATATATACCATTCCCCCTTTTAGTTTAAGAATATGAATCAAGCAGCAAAAACGGTTTCTGATGCTTTGTTAGGGCTGGATTTCATGAATGTGGAGATAGGAGGGATGGTTTATACCATTAAACCTCCTACAATTAAAATTATCTGTCGTGCCATTCATCATTTTTCCAATATCGGCATGACTGGAGATAATGTCATGGAAGCTATTAAAGAGCTTCCTGAAGCTACTGAAGATATGCTGAAAGGTATTTCATGCTTCATCTGCGGGAATGATAGTTTGGTCAAAGAATTGGAGAACGGCACTTTTGAAGAAGTCAAAGATGCCTTGGAAGTCTGTTTCTCTATGATGGATATTTCGGCTTTTCAGTGTGTCAGCTCGATGAGGAACGTGTCGATGCTGGCAGCAAAACCGAAACAGTAGGAAACACAACGTTCTTCGGGCAGATAGCCCATTTGATTGACACGTTGCATCTGAGTTATACAGAAGTGTTTGAGATTATCCCTTATCGGAATCTGCTGATGATGCAACGGGATAAATTACACGCAGTATATGGTGGTCAGAAGGTGAATAGAATCAGTGGTAAGGAATTGGCTAATCGTAGGAAAAAGAAATAGATATGGCAAAATTATATTTTAAGATAGGTAGTGACTGGGAAGAAGTTGTAAGACTTCGTAATGAAATTGCAAAATTAAAGCAGGAGTTAATGAGCATGGATGGCACGCAGACTCCTGCTGCTTTCAAGGCTTTGAATGCCCAACTTGCTGCATCCAACCAAAGATTGGATGAGTTGGTGACTAATGCAGCCAAAGCTGGAGCGGAGATGGAAATGGGATTCAAAAGGAAAATCTTCGATGCTTCCCAGGCCGTGAATGGATTGTCGGAAAAAATAACATTTCAACGTGGAACTATCCAACAATTGAAAAATGAGTTAGCAGGATTAAAAGACAAGTATCGTGAAGCATTAAAACAGGATGGTGATACTTCTTCCTTAGAAGCTAAAATAAGGTCTACAAATGAAAAATTGAAAGAGCAAAAAAGTTCTTTATTTAACCTTACCCAGGAACAGGCTAACGCCCGCTTGTCAGTAAAGAAGCTCCGCGATGAATATGCTTTGTATCGGCAAGATGGTGAAAAAAATGTAGATGTAACTAAGCAGGTGGAACAAGCCATGTCTAATATGGGTAAGAAACTGCTGGGAGGTTATTCAATCAAAGAATTCTTGTCAAGTATGATTCGTGTTCGTGGAGAATTTCAATCTATGCAGACCGCTATTGAGACTATGGTTGGAAAGGATATGGCAGGACAACTGATTCCGCAAATCAAGGAGCTGGCTAAGATTTCTCCACTTACTATGTCAGATATGGTTGGAGCAGAAAAGATGATGCTTGGATTTAACATACAAGCAGAAGACACTATCAAATACTTGAAAGCCATTAGTGATATTTCTATGGGGGAATCCAGTAAGTTCAATTCGCTAACTTTGGCATTTTCACAGATGTCAGCAGCGGGTAAACTTATGGGGCAGGATTTGAATCAAATGATAAACGCTGGATTCAACCCGTTACAGATTATCTCCGAAAAGACCGGAAAATCTATCGCAACTTTGAAAGATGAAATGTCCAAAGGTGCTGTTTCCGCTGAAATGGTTCAACAGGCATTCATTGATGCAACTTCCGCAGGTGGTAAGTTCTATAATATGTCTGAGAATGCTTCAAAGACTATCAATGGTCAGTTGTCTATGATGCAGGATGCTTTGGATTCCGTGTTTAACGAATTGGGAACAAAGTCGGAAAGTGTTATCATGGACGGTATTCAAATGACAACTTCGTTGATTCAGAATTATGAAACAGTAGGTAGGATCTTGGCTGGATTAGTGGTTACTTATGGTACATACCGGACCGCAGTGATGCTTGTTACTGCTGCCGAAAGTAAACATACTCTTGTGGAGATTGGACTTACCAATGCCCGTTTATTGGCACGAAAAGCGCAGTTAGCTTTAAACGCTGCAATGCTTACCAATCCTTATGTAGCTTTAACTGTCGTTATCGGTGGGCTTGCTACTACAATGTGGGCAATGTCTGATAGTACAACTGCTGCCGCCCGTGCTCAAAAAGAATATAACGGCATTAAAGATGCAGCATTTAAAAAAGAACAGGAACACAAGCTGAAAATCGAAGAATTATTGACGGCTGCTCGTGATGAGAGTTTGGCTACTCTTACTCGGCAAAAATCATTAGAAGAACTTCGTAAAGAATATCCTAAAATTTTCGAACAATACGATATTGAAAAGCTAAAGTTGGAGGATATCTTAAAGTTGAAGCAAAAAATAAACGAAGAAGATTCAAGGCGTTCTGTTCAAGGCAGGAGAGATGATTATAATGCTCTAAAACAAACGATTACTAACCAACGGAGATATTTGCAGCTATTTGATAATCCTGATTTACGGAAGAATATGTCTGATTCCGATAAAGAAATATGGAAAATGTTTTCTGGTAATCAGTCATACGTACAGGTGCGTGAGCAAATGGAGAAAAACTCTGAACTTTTAAAAAAGTATCAGAAAGACATGTTCGATGATAATATTTCCGCTTACAAATCCAATCTTAAAAACTATTCTAAGGAGAAGCTTGAAACGGAATTGAAACTTGCTCAATCGTCTGCATCCAAACGCAATGGTTTTGTTGTAAACGGGATGATGGTTAAAGGGGGAGATTTAGAAAGTGTTATTTCTTCAATTAATGGAGCGTTGGCTAAAAAGAAATCCCCTACTACTTACAAGCAGGATTATGAGAAAGCGAAGAAAGACTGGGATGATGCTAAGAAGAAACTTTCTGAAATAGAAAAGAATAAATCCAAGTTTACTTCAAAGCTGTATGAAGAAGCTAAGAAACGAGTAGAAACAACTGAAAAAGCCTATAAAAATTTGGGCGGTATTACTGGTAGTTCTTTGACCAAGCAGGAAAAAGCTGCTGAAAAGCAAAAAAAAGAACAAAAAAAGACAGCCGAACAACTTCTTTCACTTCACCGTCAGAACCAACAGGATGAAATCAACCTGATGAGAGAAGGCACGGAAAAGAAGTTGAAACAGATTGACCTTGATTATCAGAAACAGATTGATGCGATAAGAAAACAGGAGGAAGAATGGAGCAAAGCCGGTAACGGTAAGCTGACCGACAAGCAGGCACAGAAAATTTCAGAAGCTTATACCAATGCCGAAAGTATGAGAGATAAAGATATTTCCGATGTAACTGAAGGACAGCTGAAAGCCGAACAACAGGCTTTGAACGACTACTTGAAAGAATATGGCACGTTCCAGCAGCAGAAATTGGCTATCGCCCAAGAGTATGCGGAAAAAATAAGGAAAGCACAGGAAGAAAACGGTGTTAATAGTGCACAAGTAAAGTTACTGGAGAAACAACGTGATGTTGCCATACAGAACAAGGAAACAGAAGCCATAAAAGCCAATATAGATTGGGTTACTGTGTTCGGTGAGTTTGGTTCCATGTTTTCCGACATGATAAAGCCCGCCTTGGACGAAGCGAAAAAATATGTACGGACTGACAAGTTCAAGAACTCCGATCAGGCAAGCCAGAAATCATTGATTGACGCCATCAGCCAGATGGAAAAGTCTTTGGGTGGTACAAGTGGAGTCAACTTCAAGAAACTTGGAGAGGATGTAAAAGCCTATCAAATAGCAGAACAGAATCGTATCAGTGCCATAGGGATTGAAACAGCTGCTTTGGAAAGACTAAAGAAATCACAGGATGATTACACCAAAGCGCAGAAGGGCGGAACGGAAAGTGAGAAACAAGCCGCAGCAAACGCTCTTGAAACAGCACGGCAGAATGCTGACATTGCATCCGCCAATGTGAAGACACAGACTGATATCGCCAATCAGGCCCAGCGTAATGTGACTGATACCGCCACCAGACTGAAAGCAAGCATGGAAAATTTGTTGGGAGGCTTGCAGCAGATTTCATCCGGTGGATTGTATAACGCATATAGCGGAATTATCAAAACCGTGAACGGATTCAAGGATGTCATAGGAAAAACGTCAGAATCTCTTAAGGAGGTTCCCATTGTCGGATGGATTCTGTCCATCATTGACGTACTCAAAGACGGATTAAGTGATCTTGTCGGTGGTCTGCTTGATGCTGTTCTGAACGCTGTCAGTGGAATTATCGGTGATGTCTTGTCAGGGGATTTGTTTGTCACAATCGGCAAGTCATTGAGGAACGGCATAGGAAACATCCTGAACGCAATCTCATTCGGAGGCTTCAACTCCTTGTTTGGAATAGGTGGAAACGCCAAGGAAGTACAGGAAACGATAGACAGGCTGACGGACAGGAATGAAACTTTGCAAACGGCCATCGAGGATCTGACTGACGAGATGAAGGCAAGCAAGGGAATGAAATCGGTTGAATCTTACAGGGAAGCTGTAAAGTATCAGGAGGAAGTCAATAAAAACTATCTGCAAATAGCAAAGAAGCAAGCCGGATATCATAAGAGCCACGGCAGCTGGCAGCATTATCTGAAATGGACGGATGAAATGCTGGAACACGCAAGAAAAGCTACCGGCATGCAGGATTTCTCCGGCACCGATTCCTTGTGGAATCTGACCCCCGAACAGATGAAAGCTCTACGGTCGGACGTATGGTTATGGGATATCATGGAATCTTCCGGTAAGGGAGGTTACGGTGAGCGTGTTACCGACAAGCTGGATGATTATATAGAGCAGGCAGGAAAACTGGAAGAACTGACCGACAGTCTTTATGAGGGCCTGATCGGAATGTCATTCGATTCCATGTATGACAGTTTTATAAGCAGTCTGATGGATATGGAGAAGAGTGCGGAGGATTTTGCTGATGACATATCCAAATATTTCATGCAGGCGATGCTGTCAAATGCCATCGGTGAACAGTTTAGTGACAAACTGAGGACATGGTATGATAAATTCGGTGAAGCCATGAAGGATGATGGTACGCTTGACAATAATGAGCGTAAGGAGCTGATGGATGAATACATGGGTTATGTGGACGAAGCCATGAAGCTCCGTGACGAGCTTGCCGCAGCAACCGGATATGATAAGATTTCGCAAGAATCCTATTCTCAATCTTCTTCATCAAGAGGGTTCGGCACTGAAATGACGCATGAAGATGCAGGAGAGTTGAACGGTAGGTTTACAGCATTGCAGATTACAGGAGAAGAGATAAAGAATCAAAATATCATTCAATCTCAATCACTTAATCTACTGACAGTAAAAGCAGATGCTCTACTTTCCATAAATACGGAAACAAGAAATATTGCTGATGATACGCGGGATTTGATAGCGCAATCCTATCTTGAATTGGTACAGATTTCAGAAAATACAGGGGCAATCGTCAAACCTATTCAACAGATGCAAAGAGATATAGCAGAGGTTAAAAAGAATACAGCAAAATTATAGTTTATGAATGAATTATTAATTAATGGCGAAAACGCTTATACAACATGGGGCGTGAGAATGGGAGAGGGGTTTCTTGATGTTATTGGGGCATCCGCTCCCATGAAGGATTTTATTGAGAACAAAAGCCGACTTGAACATGGGAAACGGGTAATAATCAATAATCCTAAAGTCGATGAGAGGGAAATAACTCTTTCGTTCACTATCGAGGGTAATTCTCAGTCTGACTATCAAGCAAAGAAGAAAGCTTTCTTTGATGAGCTGTATAAAGGTGTGGTTGATATTCAAGTTCCGGCTAACAGTAATGAGATTTATCATCTGATTTATCTTGGGAAAAGCGTTGCTTACGCACAGAGTTTAAACCGAACTTTCGGAAAAATTTCAGCCAAGTTTAACGAGCCAAATCCGGCAAACAGAAGCTAATTCACGACATTGGTTTTATTGTCGTGTATGTGAGTGCTCAAAATTGGGCACTCTTTTTTTTATCCCCGAACTTTGAAGACATGGAACAAATCGACATCAAAGACATATCCGGTGCTATCCAGCTTACAACTTTGATCAATGAAGGCTGCAAGCGTAAGTTCACTCTGATGAAGGAGGACTACATCATGTTAAAGTTCTCCTTAGAGAATCCCATATATTTCAAACTTGGCTCATACGTGGAATGTAACTTCGGATTGTTCGAGGTGTGCGACTTGCAGAAGCCCGCATTCAACACCAATACCGCCGGCTACGACTATGAGCTTCAGCTTGACGCTTACTACTGGAAATGGAAAAACAAAATCTTCAAATATACCCCGGAGACGGCCGGACAGGAAGCGTCCTGGAACCTGACCGCTCCGCTTGACGTACAAGCCGGTATAGTCCTTAGAAATCTGAAAGCTCTTGGTTACACATACAAAGGACAGGATTTTGTTTTCTCCATTGATTTCACAGTCGAAAACAAGTCCCAGTTGATGAGTTACGACAACATCAACATCCTTGACGCTTGTTTTGAGATGGCGAAGAAATGGGATTGCGAATGTTGGGTGACTGAAAACATCATCCATTTCGGGCGTTGTGAGTCCGGTGACGCGGTGGATTTCGAGATCGGGAAAAACGTGCAGGAAATGTCACAGTCAGAATCCCAGTCCACCTATGCCACCCGTATCTACGCTTTTGGTTCCACCCGTAACATACCGGCAGACTACCGCCCCATTGACGAGACCGTGGTTGTGAACGGCGTGGTGCAGCGCAGGCTGATGCTTCCCGAAGGCACTCCTTACATTGACGCTTATCCTGATATGACTACCGAGGAAGCCGTCGAGCAGGTGGTTATCTTCGATGAAGTCTATCCTCGAAGAACAGGCATCATGTCGGATGTCACCACTATCGAAGTGACGGACAAGGTGGAGAATGAGGACGGCACAACCACCGAGGAAAAATGGAATGCCTACCGCTTTAGGGACACGGGTGTTAACTTTTCCGAGAAATATATCCTCCCCGGTCAGGAGCTGAGGATACGTTTCGCATCCGGACTTCTCAACGGTTTGGAGTTTGCCGTGAAGTTCAATCCTGAGGGAAAGCCGGAGAAATTGGAGGATGGCGGATGGAACCCTGAGGCACAGCTTTGGGAGATAGTCAGGAATGAGGACTATGGCAGACCGCTTCCCGGTGATGTGCTCTTTCCCCAGGATGGAGATGAATATGTGCTTTCCGGCTGGGACAGCACGAAAATAACCGAACTTGGGCTTGTGGGTGCCGCCGAGCAGGAGCTGAAGGAAAAGACTGAAAAGTACGCTGCCAAATCCAAGATAGACCCGAGTACTTATGGCTGCACGATGATGTCAAATGACGCATACCGTGAGGATGGCATTCACAACCTCTACAGCATCGGTCAAAAGGTCAACCTTATCAACAAGGCTTATTTCGAGAACGGAAGGCAGTCAAGGGTTATCGGATTTGAATTCAATCTTGATTTAGCTTATGATTCCCCTATATATACTGTCGGGGAAACCGCCGCCTATTCTCGTATCGGGGAGCTGGAGGAAAAGGTTGAGAGCCTTACCCTAAAGGGACAGACCTATACGGGCGATGGTGACAGCGGTGTGTATGTGATAAGAAGGAATGACTCTACACCGGCCACGGATAGTAACGTGTATTCCGCATTGCGCTCCTTAGTAATGTTCCTTCGTAAGGATCAAGCGGACGGAACAAATTTCTTATTGAAGTTCGGCAAGTTCATCGACTCCATGATTGCCGGTAAAGGTGCCGGTATCTATCCTGACGGGCGCGGTCAGTTCGAGCGTCTTGAGGTACGCGGCTCCGCAGTGTTCAAGGAAATCATCTATAACCGTCTGAACGCACAGGAAGGCGACACCTCATATTCCGAGAACGGAGTCATTGAGTCCGTGGCTTTAGAGAGCGACGGAACTTATACCCTGAAATTGCGCAAGCGCTGGGAGAATGACTTCACCGCATTCCAGGAGGGTGATATAGTGTACGGGATTGTAAACAACCTTTTTTCAACGGGGGAGTATTACGCCTCGTGGATGCGCGTGCTGTCCAAGAATGTCCCGGCCAACTCCATCTCGGTGTTGTCATACCCGGACAGTGAGGTGCCGGGCGGTAAAAACTATCCTCCCACAGAGTTGACGATCATTACCAGAAGAGGAAACGCCTTCAATGAGGACAGGCAAAGCTACTGGTATTTGTCCGCCACCACGGATAAATGTCTTGTCTGGCTGGAAGGAGTAACGAAGCCTGTCTTGGAACAGAACAACTATTACATGATATTGGGGCGTTTGCCCAATTTGGATTTGTTTGACAATCTCCCCGTCAACTATAAGCACTCGTACATATTCGCCCGTGCCGGCATCTTCGGTGAACTTTACCGGGTGGACTGGCAGGGACTGCCCGTACAGGAACTGGTGGACCGTGGCTTTTGGTCGGCCGAAGTCGCGTCCTCTGACAATCCTTACACCAATACGCAGGAGCGGGCGGACACGGTTTGGCACTACGGCTGCAAATGGAAGTGCCTGATGACGGGAACAGCCGACGAACCGCAATATGCGGCGGCCGGATGGGCGATGCTGGAAGGGAACCCGGAATTTACGATAGGGATCGGCAGCACAAAGGGGTGGTATTTTGATATCGAGACTTTTTCCACAACGCTATATATTACCGGCAAGCTGTACAACCGTGACGTGACAGATCATATACTTGACGCTGATGTGAGCTGGACGCGTGATACCGGGAATGTATCAGAAGATAACGCATGGGCGGTGAAGCGTGCCGGCGCCGGGAAAAATCTTCCTCTGACGATAGATGATCTCGGACCGAATTATACCAACATGCGGGTGTGTACGTTTAAAGCACAGGCGTTATTGCGTGACGGGCAGCAGTTTGAAGTGGCGGAGAATTTTGTAACATTTTAAAATGGTTTTATACAATGGCAACAAAGCAACGAAAAATAGAAATCAACTACCGGCTGTTACAAACCAGTTGTAACATCGAGGTGGTGGGCAGCGTGCCGGACATGCAGGTCTACCAGGCTGACAAAGCTGAATACACTCCGGACTATACGCTGACACCGCTGGTCCTGTTTCCGCGGTGCAACGCCACCGATCCGGAAGCGGTGACTAAAATCGGGGCGGTCAACTCCAGGCTGACCAACATGAAGTGGTACGAGCGCATCGGAACCACACGCACACTTATCACATCGACAAACACAGGCTACAGCATTACGGAGTCCGGTGACAGCAAGGGACAGATCACAATGAAAAAAAATGTCACCGTCCTAAAACCCGTCACGCTGGAGTTTTACGCGGAATATGCCGACACACGTACCGGACAGCTGTTTACTTTTCAGATGAGCCGTCTTGTCCGCGCGGTTGACGGTACGGATGCGATCCCCGTATTGACGATAGACAGCCCGTCCACGCTGGACTGGAACCCGGTGCGTGACATCACCGCACAGACCATCACGGCTAAACTGATGGTAGGCGACACGGACGTGACGGCTACGGGCAAATGCAAGTTCTTCTGGTACCGTCTGTTGTCTACGGGAGCGCTGGAGGCGATAACCACAGGAGCGGGTGACAACGACTGGGAGTTTGTATCACTGAACAAGAATGTATATAAGATTGACCGCAATTATATAGGTGATGACATCACGATTGTCTGCAAGGCCACCTATGCGGCTTCCGGGACTCCGGCATCAACCCCGGGCATATCGGACCCGGCAGTCTCTACGGTGATACGCCGCAGGATTCCGAAGATTGAAGCCGACTGGGAGGGCGTACCTACGGGTGTTCCGGATGGGACTTACGCCATCTTTCCCAGACCCGTCATTCGGGATACCATGGGGGTTATCCCGAATCCATCCGCCATGTTTAACTGCCACTGGTACGTCAAGAAGAGCGGAGATGCCGGATATGCCAAGGTTGCCGACGGATACTCTCCCAGGATACCTTTCAGCAACGGCATGATGTTAAAGCTGGAGGTGGAGGACAGAGGCCCTTACGTGGCGCTGACACAAAGCGGCAAGGTGCTCACACAGGGGGGCAAGGCGGTAGTAGTAAGAAAATTTGGATAACATTAAAAACAATAGAATTATGGCATTTTACATTAAAGTAACGAAGGAGGTTGCCGACCGGTTGCATCTGACCGATATCCGCAACAGGACAGCGGATGGCAATGTATTATTGTGGCAGGCGGACGTGGCACGTTTCCCCGGCGACACGGTATTTGACAGGGCCAAGGAAGCGGGCGGCATCTGCCTGACCCCGCAGGCGGCGAAAGAAGAGATAGACGGTACGGACCATCCCGTCGAAGTATTCACACCTGCCTCTTGGGGGGAGGACAACACCGAAAGCTCCGAAGGCACGGATAGTACGGAAACGACCGGGGAAGGAGGAGCGTCATGAGTTTGGCCAGCGCGACCGGACAGGTCATATTTTCGCAAAAGGGCGGCGTATACATGCCTGCCATCCAGTGTAACCAGGGAGATCTGTATCAGGAGTATATGGGCGAAGCGTCCGCGCCGACGAACATCGCACCGGATTTCGCTTCGCTCAAGCCCGTCTTGTCCTTCATTCTCACCTCTTCGCGGGTGGCGGAAGGGCTGGTGGTTCCTTCCTCCATGAAATGGTATTTCAATGATGTCGAGATCAAGTTCTCGGGCAATGTCTCCACCAACACGTTTGGCGGTGAGACGGGACATTTCAAGTTTATCCCTTACCAGCCCGGTACGACGGATTACTACGGATTGCAGATCGTCAAGAATCTGGTCAAGGCGAGTGGAGCGGCCTCTTGTACCATCAAGGGTGAAGCTACCGTGACGATAGGGAATACCAGCGACACCGTCCAGTTCGTCTATAGCATCCCCATCACCAAGGGGGTCGGAAACCAAAAGCATGTGACGATCATTGCCGGTGACAACAAGTATTTTACCCTTCGGGACAAAGGGCAGAGCTGCATTCTGAAAGCCGTAGCGCGCATGGGCAGTGACGAGATCACTACCGGACTGGCGTACAAGTGGTACAACCAGGTCAACGGTGCGTGGAGCGTGCTGAGCGGAAAGACCACACAGACATTGACCGTCACCAACGATATGGTTGACACGACAGGTGTGTTCAGAGTGGAGGTGTACCAGGGCGGCAAGCTCATCGGTCAGGACACGCAGTCCGTAATGGATGCGTCCGATCCGTTTGATTTGATCCTGAATCCCACGCCCGAGGACGAGACCATCCGGGAAAGTGGTGACACGGTGGTCTATAAGCCCATTCTGGTCAAGCGTGGAAGTACCACCAAGTACAAGGACATGACTTTCTATTTCGTGTTCATGGACAGTGCAGGAGTAGTCCTTAACCCGTCTACTTCCGGTACAGCAGCCACTTCCGGCACGTGTACTTGGGACATGTGCCAGCAGGCAGGAGGCAACGTGGCATGGACCATCACAACCAAGGAATAAGGAGGTGATATGCCGTTGGTGACTAGAACCGGACAGGTCAGTTTTGCTCCAAAAGGTGACAAGGGAGATAAGGGGGCGCGCATGCGTATGCGTGTATGGGAGGCGTCTGTGTCTTACCTGGAGGGCAAGCAAGGGCAGCAGTTTTACGACATTGTACTTTATGACAACCTGCTGTACCTGTGCATCCGTTCGCATACGTCGGTATCGACGGAACCCCCCAAACAGAATGTGGCTTCGGGAAAAATAAAATACTGGGAGGTAGCACAGAGCTGGACTTTTATCGCCACCAAGCTGTTGCTGACCGAGAAGATCAAGGCGTCCATGATTGATGCGGACGGTATCATGGCGGTCAATGTGGACATCAGCGGAAAAATCACGGCGGATAGCGGACGTATCGGTCCGTTTTCCATAGATTCCGGTATGTTGTCCTCAAAAACTCTTTATGAGGGGACGGATTCCCATGTCGGTTTCAACCTGTCTGCCGGACAGATAGAGTTTTATAACGAAAGGACATTTGCACGTGTAAAAATCGGAGGGAACACGAAATTTGTCACAATCGAAGGGATATCGTATGATGCCGGAATTGACATACAGAGTCCGAATGCCATGATCGGGATGCACATCAAGACCCTGAGCATTCCTCTGTTCGTGGAGGGGGGTAACATTTTCCTTCATCCGAACAATGACAGTTATGTGTCTCTTCATGGCATAGTGGGGAACTGGAGGAACATATCCGTCAGCACTTCCCTGAATAACAATGATGACAATGTGATGTTTATTAATACGGGTAATATAGAAGTGACACTTCCTCCGGATGTTCCGGGACATACCATATACTTCAAACGTATGAGCGGCGGGGTAAGACTGACAGGCGGGCGCATCCTGCCTGCCCCCGGAGGAAAAGAGATGTCCTCCATTGATCTGGATTATGCGTCCGGATTCGTTAAATGTATGGGCAATTATTGGGTTATGTTTTATTGCGGATAACAGTATTTAATTAAGAAGTATGAAAGTTGATTTTACAAAATTTCCCCTGTTCACGGGGATAGACAGACAGGATATGGTGATAGCGGATATCCGTAAGGATATTGCTGACGGCATTTACAGGAACGTGCCCGGTCTTCCGGCGCACGTGCTTGCGGAGAAGATCTATCGGAACGAGCTTGTGGAGCTTGCCGATGACGAGATTCATATACTTGACCTCTACACTTCCGCTTCGGTGGGGCAGCTCGCCGACTCATGGCAGGATTATAAGAAAAACAATTTGGAAACTGGTAAATAAAAAATATTATGGAAAAGATGGAATTAAGTGAGGCGTTGAAAGCCAATGCCTCAGTACTGGAAGGACTGTTAGGGATAAATGATACGTGGTACAAAAGGAGATTTGGTGAAATTACTGATTTTAATGAAGCTAATAATACTGGATATATGTTTGTCGATAAAACCCAATCATTGGA